GAGCTGGGCCCACCAGCCAGGCCAGTCGGTGACGAGCGGGAGCGTCTCGACGCCCGGCACGTCGACGTTCGACAGACACACAAACCGATGCGGCATCGGCAGATACGCGGCGACCTGGTCGCGCAGGCGCGTCACCCAGGCCGGCGAGTAATGCCGGTCCTCGAATTCACCCATCCAGAGGACGCAGGCGACCGTCAGGCGCATGCGACGAGCTCCACGAGCGGCTGATACCGCTGCATGAGGGCGGCACGTTCCTCGACCAGATACCGCCACTTCGGCAGGACCGCCTCGCGATGCGCGGCGATGACGGCCTGCAGCCGCCGCTGCGCCCGGTCGACCGCGCCGAGGTCGCAGAGAAACATCGCCGCACCGCACGCAAACCGCGGACGCATCGGCTCCGGCAGCCGCGCGCCCCAGGCATCCCAGGCCGCCTCGACCTCCTCCGGCCGCCAGCGTCGAATCGCGAGCGCGTCCTTCGAGACCTCCTTCGCCGACCACTGCGAGCGCACGCGGAAGACCGCCGTCGTGCCCGGGTAAACGGCTTCGACGAACTCCAGCCGATCGCCGAGCCGAATCACCGCCGCCGGAATGTCATACGACGGGAAATACGCAAAGTCCTGCCACGCCATCAGCGCGCCCGGCTGCATCGCCTTCCCGAACGTCTGCAGCACGGCGGAGATTTCCGCGATGCGCTTCGGTGCATCGCAGACCAGGAGCGACACATTGCCGCCCTTCCAGGTCAGGTTTCGTAACTCCGCCGGATGGACCTCGACGTGCTCGAGCAGCGGGCCGAGGTTGTCGTAGAGGGCTTCGAGTTGGGTCGTTTTGATGCGCCCGCCGGCCTTTTTGTCATGCGAGGACGGCTTCCAGACGAAGCGGTCGTAGATGTGCGCCTTGCTCGTCGCCTTCGCGTCCCGGAGGCCCGCGGCGATGTAAGCCGTAGCCGCGCCCAGCCAGGCGCCGAGCTCGACGACCGCGCCGCGTGAGGCCTGCTCCTTGGTGTGCCGGTAGTAGCAGAGGCGCTCGGCCTCCGTCGTCATCGCCGGAATCGCGATGGCGCATTCGGGCAGCGCCGGCCCGAGCGGCTCCAGAGACGAGAGCGCGCGCCGGCTGTCCGGATGCCGCGCGACCACTTCGCAGACGACGAAATCGAGGCCCAGGATCTGAGCCATCGCCAGTCGGTGATTCCCCTGGTTGCCGAGGACGTACTCGTCGTCATGCGTGAGATAGACGGTGATGTTCGGCGTCGGCCCGCCGTTCACGAGGCGCTGGTAGCCGTTCGCCTGCAGGTCCGCGAAGAGGGCATCGACCCGCGTCTCGTACTGCGCGAGGAGCTCCTCGATGGTCCGGCAGCCCCGCACCGAGCGCTCCGTCTCGAACCGGCGCCGGTAGATGTCGGCAAAGAGCGGCGTATCTTCCCAGGGCACGTCCTGCGCGTAATGCTGGACGATCGACCGATACTTCGCGGTCTGGTCGAGCGGCGTCCGTTCCGCCGACGTCCACGCGCGGTGATCGAGCGCGTCGGCGAGGAGGTCGACCGAAATCTTCCGGCGAATCGCCAGCGGCGGCAGCTTAACGACGGCCGACGACAATCGGGTCTCCTTCCATGACGATCGTGTCGATCCGGTAGCCGGCGGTCTGCAGCACCTGCGTCATCCCAGGAATACCGGCGTAGTAGTCGAACGGATCACCGGTGCCGATGGCCGCACGCGCGGCCCGGTTCGGATTCCCGCAGAGCACGACTTTCGGCACGAGCGCGCCGACGACGTTGAAGACGTCCTGTATCGCGTCGCCCAGGTGATAGATGACGCGCACCGCGACGAGCGTGTCGACGCCCTCGAGGAGGTCGAGGCTCTGTCGGATATCGCCGTTCACCATCAGCGCGCCGCCGACCTTGCGGCCCATCGAGAGCCAGCGCTCATGCAGCAGCTTCGCCGCGGCCGTCCGCTCCTCGCTCATTTCGAGCGCGACGATCTGCGCCTCCGGGAGATGCTCGGCCATGGCCAGCGCGAGGACGCCTTCCGCCGCGCCGATTTCGAGGATGCGCCGCCCGCTGATGAACGGCAGCAGCCGCGTGTATTTCGACGGCAGCTTCCCGTTCCAGATGTCCGCCTTGTTCTTGCGGTAGGAGAGCGACCCGAGACTACTCATGCGACCGCCGCCTCCACCGGTGGAAAGACTTCGTCGAGGGCGCGCCGCTCGAAGCACGTCAGCGCCGTCTGCCGGCTGCAGTTCAGGACCTCGACGCCGCTAGCCTTCAGCGGCTCGACGAGCGTCGGGTAGGCCTGACGGAAGGTCTGATAGGGCGATTTCATGCGCATCGGATGATCGGCGTGCCAGTGCTGCTTGCCGTTCGCCCCGACGGCCATGTCGTAGCCGAGGAGCACGACGCGCGAGGCGCCCATCAGCACCGCGAGGTTGATGGCCTGGTAGCCGCTGTTGCCGCCCAGGCAGAGCCGCGCCGGGTCGAGCGAGAGACCGTGCGACGGACCGCGGCCGAGCAGTTGCACCCCTGGCCAGGCCAGCGCCCCGGCCGTCATCGCGAACTTCAGCCCGGCGAAGTCCGGCGCGCCCTTGTGCCATTTCCACCAGCGCGCATCGCACGCGTAGAGGACGTCGGCCCAGCGCGCGAGTTGGTAGCTCGTGTTGATGGCGATGACGCGACCGCGGCCGCGCACGGCCTCGACGTCCTCCGCCGTCAGGCTCGGCCCACTGGCGAGGCAGACGAAGGTCTCGCCCGGCCAGAGGCGCGGCACCGGCACCGTCTTCGGCGACGTCCGGCGCTTCTGAGACGTGCGGATGGCGATCGGGCGCGTCTTCATGCCAGCGACGGGTCCCGAAGCATCGAGAGCATCGAGACGACGTCCTCCGAAATCGGCGAGGGTGACTTCTCGTCGTCGCCGCGGAAGCGATAGAGGTTGCCGAGCACCTTGAGCACCGCGGCCTGCACGATGGCGAATTCCGGGTCCTCCTCCGGGTCGGTATCGACGGACCATTCGCCGGGCCGCTTCAGGTGCACGAGCACCAGCGCCGAGGCCTGCTCGATCTTCGCGGCGACGTCGGCGTGCTCCGCTTCCGGAGACACGTCGATCGGGAGGGCGCCTTCCTGGCGAAGGTGCCGAACGGCCGCCGCGTAGGAGATGAGTGCCATCAGTGACCGTTCCGCCCGTCGTTCCCGCGCTGCCCCTGCGGCCCGCGGTCGCCTTGCTCACCCTTGGGCCCTGCCTTCCCGTCGGTGCCCTTCTTGACTGAGAGGCGCCAGCCTGACCCCTCCGTGCCAGGGCGCCCGGGCGGCTGGTCGAGTTGCGCGGTCCACTGCGAGCCGCCCCAGGTGACGCTGTCGCCTTTCAGGTAACCCTTGTCATCGTCGCGATAGACGCCCTGGTCGGCGTGTCCCGGCACGCGGAAGCGCTTGACGATGTCGCCGCGCGTGAAGCACAGAAACATCCGGCCGCGGTCGTCGTATTCCGCCTCGAGCTCCTCGAACCCGAGGCCATCCTTCCCGTCGACGCCGTCGCGCCCGTCCTTCCCGCTGAGACCGTCGACGCCCTTCTCGCCCTGCAGTCCCGGCACGCCTGGCTGACCGTCGCGCCCGTCTCTGCCCGGCTGTCCTTCGAATCCGGCCTCGCCCTTCTCGCCGGCGGGCCCGCGCTCGCCGCGTTCGCCCTGCGGCCCAACTTCCGGTTTTAGTCCCGCGAATGAGACCTCTACAGCGTCGACCCTGGCGGTGATTGCCGCAGTGCTGCGCTCGAGGTGCTCCCGGATGAATGGCGCGATACCGCGCACGATGGCGGCGAGTTCGGAGGGCTTCACGCCGCCTCTTTTCGCAGCATCTCGAGCACGGCTCGCTCGATGTCCTCATCCGGCATGTCGTCCTCGCTGTCGTTCGGCGGTGTCGGTTCAGGCTGCGGCGGCGGCGCCTTCGCGAACGGGTCGCCCTTGTCGCGCTCGGCCAGCGCCTCGAGGCTGAAGTTCTGCTCCTGCATGTAGATCGTGTCGCCGCCCTTGATGCCGGCCAGACCGAAGAAGCGCTTCCGCGATTCGTTCGGCGTCATAACGGCCTTGCCGACGGCGTCGCCGGCGACGTTCATGCGCGTCGAGGTATCCATCCGCAGCAGCGCATCGAGGTCGAACTCGACGCCGATGTTGTTCGGCAGGCTCATGCCCTCGTCTTCGAGGAGCTCGATCGACTCGATCGGCGACTGCAGCGCCTGCGAGTAATACTCGACGTTCAGCGCCTCGATGTTGTTGTAGGGCGGATACGGCCCGACGCCGATCTTGTAGGGCGGGACGTGAAACGCCGTGCACACGTCGAGCGCGGTCCATTTCAACTGCTCGATGAGTTGCGCGTCGGTCGCCGTCATGCGCATCGCCTCGTATTTGAGGCCGTCGCCCAGCACCGCGACCTTGCCCGCGTTCATGCCGCTGAAGTTCTCGTCCCAATACTCCTTGAGCCGCTTCGCGGTCTCGTCCTTGATGAAGCCGGGCGCCGTCAGCACGCCGCCAGGGTTTGAGCCGTTCGCGAAGAAGTTCGAGGAGTCGTTGACGATGCCGAGCGCCTGCAGCGCCGCCAGGTAGCACGCGGTCAGCGGCGAAATGCCGACCAGCGGGTGATAAATGGCGTCGTGCTTGTCGTGAATGATTTCGGAGGCCGGTACCGCGAGCGCGCCCTCGCGGGCCTCGGTCAGGCCAGACAGGTTATCCGCTGAGAGCGAATAGAAGACCTCGCCATTCGGCGCGACGAGCACCCGCACGCGCTGCGGGTCGAGGACATACTTCGCCGTCACGACGCGCCGCTGGTCGCGCACCTTCAGCACGTAGGTATTCCCGTTCAGCAGCCGCGAGAACATCCACGATTTGTAGAACTCGATGCGCGTCTGGAAGTGGTTCGGCTTCCGCAAGACCGGCGAGTAGGCTGGGTTCTCGAATTCTTCCCATATACCCGGCTGCGTCTCTTGCACCAACTTCATTCGGCATTTGGCGATGTCGTTGGCGATGAGCGTGACGCACGCGTAGACCGGCGCGTAGGCGAGCAGGTCCGGCGCGCGCCATTCCATATTCCGCTGCCAGGCACCGGCGAAGGGCTCGCGCACGAGCGGATACCAGCCGCGCGTGCTCCCGCTCGGCACGTCCGTCAAACCCGGCAGGCCTTTCGTCGGGTAGAAGAAGAAATTGCGGATGGCGCTGAGGAGGCTCATTCCTCGGCCTGCATGTCGCGGCGGCGATAGCGGCGGCGTGGCTTGGCGGCCTCGGCCTTCGCCCGTTCCTCGGCACGACGGCTCGCGCCCCGCGAGAGCGAGATCTCGCCTTGGCGAGCGCTCGAGGCGGCGTCAGCCGGTTCCATCAGCACGAGTTGCCCGCGGCTGATGTCCGCGCCGCGATACGTGAAGGCTTTGAGTGCGGTGACCTTGACCGTCGGCATACCGTCCCTGAAACGAAACAACCGGCGCCGAGTTGCCCCGGCGCCGGTTCGCACAAAACCAGGCGGGCGAGTCGCCTGATTTAGGGCAGCGAGGGCGACCCGATCGAACCCCAGGCGACGTCGTCCATCCACGCGACCGCGGTCGAGCGGCGACGCTTCCAGTTGATGAAGCGCTCCGCGCGCAGCGCGATCAGGTTGTTCTGCCAGAGCGACACCAGCTGCGCGCCGGTGCCGGCCGACCCGTCCTGGCTCGGCGTGTTCGTCATCTCGAGCGAGGCTTCCGTGCTGACGTCGACCGTGACCTGGCCGTCGTCCGACAGGAAGATTTCATTCGGGTTGACCGCGATGACGACGTTCCCGTGCCCGGTGAAGCGGCCGGCGTAGTTCGAGGCGATGACCGGGATGCCGACGATCGAGCCG